AAAGGGGAGCGTATGGTGTTTTCAACAGGATACCATTTACAAGGGGTGGTAGGTCAGGCAAAAAGCAATTAAGCACCAGTGTGGAGATACTTGAAAAGATGAGTGACCCATTAGCATCGATGGTTTTGGATTACAGAGCTAAGTCCAAACTACTCGGTACTTATATCAAACCTTGGGCTAAGGAGGAAAGGGCGCATACGAGGTTTCATTTGGATGCTATTACTGGTAGGATTAGCTCAACGGATAGGAACCTGCAGAATATACCTAAGGGTGAGGTCAGGAATATGTTTCTACCAGATAATGGGGTTTTCACAGACGGTGATTTTTCCCAGATAGAATTAAGGATACTGGCATACCTGTCTGATGATAGGGAAATGCAATATATCTATGATACTGGTGGAGACATTCACCAAACAACCGCTGATTTTTTAGGGATACCTAGGAGACCATCAAAGAATGTCAACTTTTCCATGATATATGGAGCTACGGATGAAACTATTATGGAAACTGCTCATATTAGAAGCTTGTCCAGAGCCAAGCAGTTAAAGGAAATGTGGTTTGCTAAGTACAAAGAGGCTGGTGATTATATCCAAACATTGCAGGAAGAATCACTAAGGAATCCTTATGTCACTACATTGTTTGGTAGGAGCATTAGATTACCTACATTAGATGAGGAGTCTGAGGGTAAGATACAAAGGAAAGCTGTTAATTACCCAATTCAGGGTAGTGCTGCGGAAATTCTGAAAAGGGCATTGATTAGGTGCAAGGACTTACCAATTGTAATGCAGGTACATGATGAAATGATATTCGATGGTAGAGTGGAGTTACCAAATCTGGATGACATAGCTCCATTGCAAACACCGATTGAGGTTAAGTACCTACAAAGGTGGGAATAATGAGTAAAAGCATACCAGGCAACAGTGTGGAAGCAGGACTAAAGATTTGTAAACAACTTGGCATTGACCCATCCATAGTATTGAGCATAGATATATTTGCGCTACATGGTACCTTGGTTGTTACAACACTACATGGGAAGGTAAATTGTCACTTGGTTACAATGGACAATGGTAATCTACTTATAGTCAAGGATTAAATTAGTCCTTAATCTTCTTATAAAGGATAATCCCTGTTATTATGATAACCGACCAAAATATAATCAGTGTCATGCTGACTGTCTTTGTGCTACCAAGCTATACTCCCTTCTCATTTGCTGCTTGTCCAACCTATTGGCTTGATTTAATTGGCGGATTCGGAATACCATATCCAATCTAGTTTGGTGCTCCTCATTAGATTTCACCTTTGTTGAACCTAACCTACCCATAAATTCTAATATCAATCTGGCTGTTTCACCTTTAACCAGTAAATAAGGCTCTATTTCAGGTAGCAATTCTTCCAGCTCCCTGTGTGTGACTGCCCATAACCATATATCATGACAAGGTGGTTTCCGTGGTAAAAGATGCACAGAACCAAGACCAGTCAACTCGTGTGCCCACCAAACCACCTCAGGGTCTATCATGGTCAACCTTAATGTGGGAGCATATATAGGATTACGCCGTGTTTTTTGGTGTTTGATTGTAATACCAAGATGGCATTCTGTGTCCACAATACCAGCCAAATATGCCTTTTCGGTTTCCTCTAAATAGTTCATACTGCTTGTCTTTGGGATACTAAACTGTATTCCCTACGCATCTGACTTTTGTCCTTCAATATACTCCAAAACTCATTCCTACGCTCAACAGCTTCGGCTAGGTATTTCTCTGCTAGTGACATTTGCTGTGTAGCAATAGCATTGTATGTATCAGCCTGTCTAGCTATTAGCTCCTGGCAAGCTAGTCTGCTAGTAGCTTCGGCAATGTGCCCACCAGCCTGGGACATATTGGTATTAGCCTCACTAATGTAATTGGTAATCAATCCCAATCTGGTATTGGCATTTGCTACTAGCCTATCAACTAGAGCTACCCAACCACTTGCCTCATCCACATATGCTCTGGCTTGGTTTACCCTCTCCCTGGCTTCTGAGATATAACCATTGACAAGGTTAGCTCTGGAGTTAGCCTCACCAATATGCTGTGAAGCACCAGATAATTGGGTAGATGCTTCGGTTAGTTTACCAGCCCTTCTGTTCTCGGACAACCTCGCCAAGGTAGCTTGTACCTGTGCATAGGTAGCATAGAGATTAGCTACACTGTCACCAACATTAACCTTATTGATGTAATCATCACCTGATTCTAGGTAAGCATTGGCATAGGTTCTGAAGGTTATCTCATCTGTCCACATAGCAGCTAACTCAGCTAATGCTGTTCCCATTGCAGTAATCTTGGTAGCAACACTATCCAAAGCGGTATCTGCATCGGTGAGTAGGTTATTTATGTTCTCCATATCCTCACCAGTATCACTACCAGCTTTTGCTACTTCAATAGGCACCTTGACCAGAGCAGCATCAGCTAGGGTTAGGTAAGCTGCTATACCAGTTAGGGCTGTTCCAATAGCAGCAGCTTCTGAGGTAATCTTTTCTAATGCTGTGGTGGCAGCAGTTATCCTACCAGCAACACTACTTAATGCTGTCTCGGCATTGGCTTTATCAATGGTAGCAATAGCGGTATCAGCAGCACCAATGGCAATTTTGGCATCATGTTCAGCTTTTAGACCTTTGGACATCAAGGCATAGGCAGCAGCACCTTTGAGGATTACCTCATCCAATACAGGGTCAAAGCTACCATCCTCAGTAACAGTTGGTGCGGTACACTCCTTATCATAATAAATAGCTATATGCTTCTTGTCCGCCATTTGCTCGGATGCAATATAGAGGATATTACCCCAAATAAAGAATGGAACAAACTTCATCACGGCCTCGGAGCTTAGTGGATATTCCACTCTCCTAACCCTAATTAGGTTGGTATCCATGGAACCAATATCAATGCCCTCTCTGTATTTGGTATATGTAGCTAGATAGGCAGTACCCACAGCCATAGAACCACCACTGATAGTGGTCACCTTGCCATTCATATAGTCAAAGGTATAATCCGTATTTTTGGTATATGTAGTAACACCATCAGCACTTTTGATTGTTTCAGAATCCCATTTGATTGGTTTATTGGCCAACTCCACATAGGTTCCATGAGCAGCAGCACTTGTCCACGGTCCATCTGTTACCTCAAGGACAAAGGTATGCTCATAGACCGCCTCATCTGGGAGGAATCTGGATAGGTCAGCAACAGCCTTTGTTACTCCTCTGTCCAGCTCACCAGTATCCCAGGCCGCATCCGCCAGGTCAATTATCAGGGCTGCTCTCGTTTCCGTCAAATTCATATTACACCTCCACGAATTTCTCCAATGCTGCAAGAATCCAAGGTTCTATCTCTAATGGTCTATCCATATTGTGATGACAAGCATCACAGGTAGCACTAATCACCTCAGGAAGTTTTACCTTGGTTGCTTCAATGTCAACCTCTGTTTCCAGCAACTCATCAAATTCCTGCATAAACTTTGGGAAATTCTCATTATCCGCCTTGACTTCCTTACCACTCTTTCCAGATTCAGTGCCATAGGTACCAATCAATCCTCGCCTAACAACATCTATATCCTTTAATACCTCATTGAATTTCCTACTCAGTTTGGCAACCTGCAAACTTGTCCTTACGGGTAGTTTCAATCCAAGTAATTCCTGAATAGCCTTTCTCCCCTCAAAAATGTCCCTATTAGTTACCTTCATAAATACCTCCTTTTATTTAATCTTCATAACCTGCTAGAACAAACACTGTTGCTCCTACTTTACACCTCACACCATGTGTACAGGTTTTGCCTGAGGTAACATCTCCAGTCTCTATTAGGTTGGTAGCAACATCACCTACCAGGAAATAACCAGCAGCACTATTTCCTTCTAGGAGCATAACCGCACTATCGGCTTGGACTGTATTGTGTTGCCTTAACCTCATAAAGGCATTGCGACCAGATGGTGCATGAGGTGAATTGTAGCCTATATCCAATGCACAGAAGTTAGCCACACCATTACCAAAGTCCTCAAAATACATAGAAATACCGAAGAAGTTCCCTATGTTTTTGTCAGCTACGGTTCCAGTGTATATGGCAAGCGGCATCCAATCACCTATGTTATCGGATATGTCCATATCAATGGCAATAGCATTTATTTGGGCAGTACCAGACTGTGCTCCAGTGGCAGAATAGTTGATATGTAGGGCACGGTTCATACCTCCAGATATAGTCATTTCATCAGTTACATCCATCTCCACAGCGTTGTCGGCAGTAGCACCAGTCAGTGTGCTGGTTATTGATAGGATTGTAGCTGCTGTTCCTACTAAGACTAGGGAAGCAGTACCTACATTAAAATCAGCATAGACACCAGCAGCACCTAGGAATATCTTGAGGTCTATGTTTGCAGAACCATTACCAATGTTGATAGCACCAGTATCATCCGTGGCTGGTAGTATCTCCAACAATGCACTGGTCCACCTTATGGTTATATCAGCACCATCACCAAATATCAGATAGTCGGTATCGCCAAGGTACAGGTCTATATCCTCTAAAGTTACCTTATCACCACCAAGGTCAAACTTGACATACTTGGCTGCGGTAGTGCCATACCACAGAAAGTCCATAGACTTATTGGTGCCATCACCAATTGTGATTGCTCCTGTGTCATCAGTAGCTGGCATGATTATTAGGTTTGAGCCGTTCCAGTAAATCTCCACATCATCATCATCTCCAAATGCTATATGGACATCATCGTCAAATTCCAAGGAATCATCCGAAGGGTCCCAGGTCATCGCCCTCCCAGCAGTATCCGTATAGTAGATTATATCCTGCCCTGCACCATCCTCACCGACAGTCCAATCACCTGAGTCATGCGTGATGTCGGCATCCACTATTGTCTCCAGTTTTAAATTCATTTTAGCGGCGGTGATTACATCACCAGTCGCAACAGCTGTTCCACTACCCATTTTACATTACCTCCTTATTCATATTTGCTTTCACCATATTTGCCATTTTCATATTTACCTCCGTAAACCATAATTGACCCATAAGAGGTGGCTCCATACTTCCCTGTGCCATAGAGGCCATATTCTGCACCATAAACACACAGGCCATAGGTGCCACCACCATATGTTATAGGGACAAATACAACCCTACCTAACTCATCAATACCAACATCGAAGGTAGAGCCATCACCACCATACCTACCTATTGGTAATACAGTTAGTAATTTCTTTACACCATCAGTTAGCATATCCCAGGTTATGGAACCAGCAGAGATATGCAACTTCCTCTGTTGGAGGTCAAGATATTGTCGCTGTCTCCAAGAATCTATATCTTTTGGTCTACCTGTCTTTTCCCGTCCCATTATGCACCCCTACATTCTGGAGAGTTAGCTTGGGCTAGTCTCCATCTCCCTTCAAAACAAACCATCTTATTAGCACCCACACACTTATAGCTTCCTTCTAAGCAGCTACCTCCGCCTCCACACTCTGGAGCATTACTTAATGACAACCGCCATCTACCCTCAAAGCAGACATATTTATCGGTTCCTTCACATTTATAACTTCCCTCAAGGCAACCACCTCCGACACATTCAGGAGCATTGGCTAGTGCTAATCTCCACCTACCCTCGAAACATACATACTTGTCTCTACCTACACAGGTGTAGTTACCTTCAATGCACACTGGCATTATTGGTCCAGGAGGTACAGGTTCTGGTCCTGGTGTTACTGCTGGTGGTGGTTTAAGTATTATATCTGGGATGGTAAAGTCTGTGGTCAATTCACCCAATCCTATCTGCAATGTATAATCGCCTGGAGTCCATCTATGCACAAGGCTGGTAACTCTTACCTTAGCTGAGGTTGGGTACACTGTTGTTGGTAATGTAACACATACCTCAGCACCATATACCCAATCACATACTAGAATGTGCGGTTCCACACAAAGTTCACTACCATATACCCAAGTCATTACTCACACGCCTTTGCTTTGCAACAAAATTCCTGTCCTGCTGTTAAACCAGTTATTTCCTTGGAGAAGGCACCAGGACCAAATGAACCTTCCTCGTACCACTCACTTGCCAGCGCACCAGAAATAGCACCATAATCAAATCCACGCTTTGTGGCTAGACCACTGGTTATCTCACCATTCATAGTTAATGATTCCTTGGTTACATCTGTAAATGCTAATGTGGATACCAACAGGCTCTGGGATGATGTGTAGGTAATCACAAGTTTTGGTTGTTTGTCCTCTGTGGGAAATGATAGCTTAACATAGATATAACCATCAGAGGTAGGAGGATTATTCTCACTATCCCTATCTAGCCTTATGCAGAATCTAGTTTTACCTCCAGTACCTTTCTCAATCCTAGCTATACCGTTGGCATTGAGAGGTATGGATACCCACTCACCATTAGCAGTTGTGGGTATAGCAGCATTGCCGATTATCAAAGCATAGTGGGATTTGCTATAATCAGCAGGGACTATCGGATAGTGTGGGTATGCCGAAGCACCATACAATACATCCAATGCTATGGAGGAACCGTAATCATTCCTGATACCACCTGTAGGAACAACATAAGCCAGTATCTCCGCAGCGGTAATTATAGCATCAGAGGGTATGGATGAGGTATCCCATACTAAGAAACTACGAAACAACCAAAATCCAGTTGCACTACTGTAAGTTTGGATTTCACACCTAAGTGATTCCTCATTTATTCCAGGGTCAGCGGTAGGAGCACTCCAAACATTATCCCATGTACGACCTGCGGCTGGGTTTGCTGCATAGCTTCTATAATGTATTGGTATTTCGTTATACTCGGACATTGTTACCTCTCATCATATATCCCGACCCTATCATACAATTCCACACTACAATCATGGGGGATTATCAATCTACCAGATAACTCCTCAAACATTATTCTGGTTAGGATAGCTGAGGCTCTGTTACCAGCATCACTAGGATTGTCTATGTCCATAGCTATGTGGTGTCTGGTCACACACTTATACTTGTTAATGGTAGCTTCATCCTCAGATTCGGCAGTTATCATATTAGTCCATTCCTCATCTTCACCAGGATTAGCATACACCACAATGTGGTTAGGTATGTTTATCTTCCTTACTTCTACATATTCGTGGAAGTAATGAGGGGAATTATAACAATAGTTTTCATCATTGGAATCCGAATCCTGTGGGAACCTTATCTCAAACTGCATATTGGTTAGTGGTCTGATGAAGCATTTGGTCATTGCTATCAAGCGGTATATGACCTCAGCAGGATTCTCAAATGGGCTTTGGTTCAGCCAAACCTGTGGGCATAAGGTATCAATTATGCTATCATCCTGACCACTATCCAATGGATTGAGGGTACATCCACAAGCTGCCATTATATCCTTTATAGTATCATAAATGGTATAGGTCTCCTCATATTGACCGTCATAATGGGGTGGTGAACCTTTGGTGACTATGTCAATTTCACCCATGCTGGACCAGGCTCCTTCACAATGCAGCATCATAAATAAATCTCCTTCTCTGGATAGGAGTTGAGTCCACTTAACCCACAATCTAGGTGTATCGGAATACTCAGGACCAGCAGAGCCGTAAGCTCCGTAGCCTATTTCTAGCCAGCAACCTCTGAGGTCAGCTATACCTCTATCATTGTCATAAAGGAATATATTAGCCCAATCGTTGTAGGGTTCTTCATGGTGTTCTAGTTGGATGAGCCTATTGGTATAGTCATATACATTGCCATCATTGCAGGTAAGGTATATGTGGATATATGGCAACACAGAGGTAGCCTGTTGGGCTGCCTTTAGGGCGGAACTAATCACTCTCATGGTTCACTCCTACCTGATTAAAGAATCTGGATGATTGATAAAAACCCTCCCGTCTGCACATGACCCATTCTGGAACTTTGTTATTACCCTTATAATTGTGCTCACTTTGAAATTCACCAAAACCCAATGCTAATGCCACCTGCAACCTCTTTATTATTACATAATCCTTAACTATATCCAAAAATGCAATAGCATTTAAGTCCTGAAATCTAACCATATATATAGGTTTATTCCCATCAACCGTCTTTGGATACCTAAGCGTTGGATGACAGCAATCAAATGTCTCAGTTAACCATTGTATTACTTCTTTATTTGTATTAGATATACCAACAATTAACCTATATATAGGATGATTGCTATATTTAGTGTTTCTAACCATCTTATAAATACCAGTATTGCCTTCTCCATCCAGGATACCTGCTGCATAGGCTTTGTCCGTTTTGGTAATTGTCCTCATGTTACCTCTAAGCTATATTACTAGGTTCACCGTATTCCATCCCTGGAGAAGCCAAAGATGAGGTAGCTTTGCCAGTAGCTTTCTCCGCATACCTATAAGCAATGGCGATACACTGGTCTTTCGACTTACCTTCCTCCTCACATTGCTCAATGCTCCTAGCAATGGCTCTTTTAATATCATCAGGGCTGGAATTTGGATTTAACGATTGTACTGGTAACGGCATAATATCCTCCTTATTCTGCCGACATATCTACTTTGATGTCCTCAAGCACAGCCCTAAAATATTGAAGTGATGCTTTCTGCACACCAGACCACATGTCCAACAGATGTGCATTTTCATCATTCCTGATTATGGTGAATTTCTCCCCACCATTCTTCTTAGCTGTTATCTCAAAGTAGTTGTCATTCTCCCATTTTATGATTACTTCTAACTTCTGTTCCGCCATGATACCTCCTAAGCATTTATCTCAATACCCAATAAAGTAGCACCAGCTTTCATAGTACCACCACTGGTCATGGCATCAATCCGCCTCCCATAGGTGCTAGTAGTGCCATCAAACACAGCCAAAACCTCCGCATCAAAAGGCTTGGTTATGCCTTTGGAGATGTTAAGGCACTTCTTACTAAACCCATACTGGGATGTTAAATCAGCTGTGAACTCATCTCCAGGATTCCAAATGTCATCCCAGTCATCATCACAAGGCTTGTTGCTGGCTTCTGAGGTATGGTCTACCATACACATATAAGCTCCAGCTACACCCTCCACAGTAACCATTTCAAGCTCATTGAAGAAATAGAACTTACCAACTTCCCAATCCACATTCCACTCACTTCCTTTTAACCAGTAAGCAGTATCACCTGCTGGTGAAGGTTCTTTATCTGCACTAGGAGCATGGGTTTGACAGCACTCATAAATTCTACCATTGTGTATTACAAGACTTCCCCAAGTTCCTCCACAATAGTAGTTTCCTAAATAGAAATATGTTGGAGACCAAGCAAAAGGAGCACCAGGGTTATCATCTCCAGGCTGCTGATGGCTTTCAGGATACCTTCCAAAACCTTTGCCCGTACCAAACAAGCCTATACCAGTGTTAGCTGAAAGCAAGACATTGGTTAAGGCGAAGGCTATAAATACCTTATCATTCGGGATTACATAGTGTTGTAGATGGTGTGGTAGAGCTTCCCGTCCTCTCACATGGAGAGACTTATCGGTGCTGTTGCTTATGTCCTCAGGGACATAGAGTTCTTTCACCCTACTCCAATCATTGAAGTTGTATCCACCTATGCTAAACTCATAAGTTTTCAAACTTAACTCCTCTACGCATCTGTCTCAATACCATACAGAACACTACCCGACTTTATGGTGTAGTTGTCATTACCACTATCCGATTCAGCCGTAATGTATTTACCAGCACTAAAAACACCAACACAATTTACCATAAATGGTAGCAGTGTGCCATTAGCAAGTTTAAGAACCTCTCCAGTGTCATCAATGACTCCATCTGCTTCAGTAGATTCACCTATCCTACCCACCATTGCAATTTGCTCTAGCCAAACCAAAGCTTGGAAGGATATAAACACCTTACCAACAGGTACTTGGTAATCCTCACCATCACTAGCATCATGTAGTGTGTAAGCATGGTCATTGTAGGCATTGGTGTCAAGTGTCAGTGTCTTTATTTTGGCATGACCATTGAAGTTTACACCGCCAATGCTAAACTCATATTCTCTTGCTTTTATGGAAGCATTCATTATTTACCTCCTATCCTACCTCTATTATATCAAGGTTATTTAGCTGCAAGGTCTCATTCTCACCATCTGCTGCCTCAGAGCTTCGGAATTGGACCTTATACCCATCGGCAATGGGAACCCAAATTGGGAAGTTAAGTGTCTCCTGGGTGCCGCTTGTCCAATCTGCATCCTGGACTAGCTCATCACCGAATGGGAATATCTTTGTGCCAGCACCATCAGTGATTCGGATTTTGGCAACACCAGCCCAAGTTCCTGCTGTGGTTAACTTAAAGCCACATATCTTTGTGGGTTTGGTTATGGTGGATTTATCAAGAAGGTCTTTCCAGGTTACGCCATTGACATCCATTGCAGCTACGGCTTCCTGGCTAAAGGTTGTTATGTCTAGGAAGTCTGTCCTGGTTTCAATGGTATCAAGTACATCCTCAATGCCAGAAAGGTCAACACTTGTTTGTCCCCTAACATTTTTTAACATCTCTAACCTCCCTGCCCCATGTAGATTACTTCCAGTTTGGCGGTGCCACCATCATTGATACAACGGAAAGCTATTAGGGCTGCTGAACCCCAAACCTCAAAGATGGTATCCTCATTTATCTTGATACCTCTGGTGGATGTGGGAACAGTCCCATCCATGCACATTCTGATGTCACCATCGACTGGTTGGGCAATGGCATAGATTACATTAAGTTTGGTAGTGGTAGGTGGTATCTGTATGGCAGTGAATCCTTTTGACGCTGAAAGACCTGTCACAGTCTCTCTACCTTTGACCACGTATATCATAGTCCTAATTTCCTCCTCTATGATTTATTGGGGGGGATTTAAGGCTCCCCCCCTGCCATCTACTTAATGGGATAACATCAGGAATACTACTGGCAAGCTAAAGGTACTTGCGTCATATTCCTGTAAGTACCACCCAATAGGCTGTTTAGCGGTATAACCAACCTCACACTGAGCAGCACCATTATCTGCCCACAGCATCCTTTCAGCATGTGCATCACCTTGGTGGGTTACACTTATCTGTACAACAGCAGGTCCCCAGGTCTGAATCCAGCCATACAAACCTTCTGATGCGGGAGGCTCATAGCCCTGGTAGACTCCAAGCACTGCACTTCCACATTCAGCAGCAGCACCACTATGCCTTACAACATCCTTCCAAATGCACTTGGTAATGGAGGCTGTGTAGCTTGCGGAGAGAACTATTGGTAGTTTGGTCTGCAATGTCAAGGTGACATTACCACCAACGGTAGCAGTATTACTTTCAATGTGGGACATGAAGATTTTACTACCAGCTTGAACACAGAAGTAACCACCAGCAAAGTCATTTTCCGAAACATCTGACTCAGTTATAACAACCGTCTTTGAAGCCAATGCTCCTGAGACAATGGTTGTGCTGACCTCCAAGGCGGTGGCACTCATCAGGATACCGCATTCGGGAAGCTGACCTTCTCCAGCTCCCCAAACTTGACCCGCATCATCATCACCAAACTTTACATAGCGGAATACCCTATCACCAAGCTCAAACTTGGCACCTAGAGGATACTGCTGGACGGTATCAAGAACGGCACCATACATATCGTCTAGGTCTGGCCTAGCAACACAGCCAGTTTCCACTTCACCACCAACCCAAGGCGGTAGGCAAATTATTCCACCATCCTCAACCCTTACATCATGTTTTATATATGTAGTCATCTCTTATCCTCCTTCTTCCTTATTTTATCTAGGCAGCAATCGGAGCATCCGTTACATCGTAAATCCTGCCTAAACAAAGTTTACTACCTAGCAACGGTGCTACATATGAGACTAATCTAATCCCTTTGGCATCATAGTTCTCCAGCTTGTCAAACAACTCAATCCTGTAAAGCTGGCTCCCCATCTCAGGGTCTCCAAATCCCATACAGAGACCAGGATTACCTGCAAACACATCACCAAACTTTATCATAAAGATTGAGTATGCAGCACCCGCCGTGTTCTTGGTTCTAGGGGCATTACTACCATCATCTTCCTTCACCAGGAAATCAGTCCTTATAATAGGAATCCCATCAAAGAACATTATCCTCTTGCCCATTTCGTTAAGTCCATAACTAATCATGGCAAAAGAGCTAGAGGCAGTACCTAGACTTGCAAAGCCTCTCTCTTGGTAGGCTGCATCCATCCTTCGGGCAATGACCATAGGCATATAGATAATGTCCACACCATGCTTCATGGCATCAATCTGCATCCTTAGCCTATTAAGCTCCAGAGCACCAGCCATGTCAATATCCAAGTCAGTTCCAGTCTGGAGATAGGCCAGGTCATGCAGACCAACAAACTGCTTGGCATCAGCAGCAGGGTCATCATAGATTAGGTTATCACCCAATGCTAAGGTAACACCTTTCTTGATTTCAAGCAAAGCCTGAGCCTCGTAGTTCTGGACGGTTCCATAGACATCAACTATGAAGTTATCCAAGAGTCTCTGCATACCTTTCCTCACCAAAGTGGTCTCCTGAGGGTCATATTCCATACTGGAAACCCAGGACATCTGTTGACCAATATCCAGATTCTGGACATCAGCCTCCAAGGTTACCTTTTCTCGGTTCCACTTTATGGACTTTCCCTGAGCAAGAGCCACAGGAACACGCTCCAGCAAGTTTTCCCGCTTGATGATTTCCTCAACAACACCAGGAAGCAACTGGGATTCAGTCAATCTTTGAGCTTCGGTTAAATTTTTCCAGTGTCCAACAACAGCTCCCATAATTTATTCCTCCTTATTTCATTTTACCTCGGATTCCTGCTATCTCCGCAACGGCTGATTCCAATGCAGTTGCAGGAGCAGCAATTCCTCCACCACCTCCACCAACATCTAATCTGGCTGGTATGGGTTTCTGCCCTGTTGCTTTCAGGGCTTCCTCCCAAACATCCAGTTGTTCCTGGGTCTTACCAACAAGAGTGCTGACATCTACACCATAAGATGCAATGATGGCTCTCTTTTGGTCAAGTAGCTTATTGGTTAAGCCACTTACCGATACCTCGGCAGTTTTTAGTTTGGCTTGAAGGTCATCTACCTGTGCTTTGGTGGCAGTACCCTCACTAAGCTGTGTCTCAAGCTGCTCCTTGGCAGCCTGCATAGCAAGAAGGTTGTTGTGAGTTTCTTCCTTAACCCTGTTAGCCTCAGCTACCTGGGTAAGCAACTCAGCTTCCTTCCTTTCTGCACCCACCTTTACCGCCAAAAGGTCTTTCTCTGGAACCATCTTTGGTCCTTCTGGTGGGTTAGATGTCTGAGTCCCTTGTTCATCAGCCATGATTAAACCTCCTATTCTGGTTTACTATACCTAATTGTATCATAGCTAGTAGCTTTATGTCAATATCATTATGTCAAGCTAAACTAACATAATTAAATCAGTGTGTATATTTAATTCACTGAGGGAACCCCTTAGCTTCCTGTACTAATTGGTTATACATCCTCTCTGCCTCTGGAGTAAGAAATGTAGAAGTCCTACCCCAAAACATAAGTTGGGCATCTACCATTGGAACAGTCATTCTTAGCTTCTTCCTGGCATTGGTAAGAGCAGACCTATATTGGGATATAAGCTTTAGTCCATTGGGTCTGGTCATGTCCTGAATCTCCTCGGCTCTGGCTGGGTCAATATCTTTAACCATGTAATACTCATCTATTAGGGACTGTTCATCTGGGGTGAATTGGTCCTTAATGACATTGGTTACATTCCAATACGGAGCTAGATATTGCTTGGTAGCATTTCTATACATGAGCCAGCCTGGAGTATTATTCCTAGACATATAGGATTGCCATTCGGCTTTTAGGCTGGTAGGAAGCAATTTCTCAATAGCATCCATAGTGGCAAAGTAGGTTCCCCAATCCATGTATCTAGTACCAGTCTCAGGGTCTATCTTCTCCTGCGGGGATATATCATACCACATAGCCAGCATTTCATCTAGGGTGGACATGGACAGATTAACTCCCCTTTCGGTATAAAAGGCTGACCTTTCATCAAGGGTTACAGGGACAATCTTGAATTTACTCTTACTCTGAGGATTGGCTTCCCACTCCCCTGTGGTGTGGTCAAACTTATCACCTCTGAGCTGGTGGATATACTTAGCATTTTCCTCCATAATATCTCCAACCCTGGTAACATAATCCTCAGCGGAGATACTCCTCTCAACAAAGGCTTGTCTCTCCAGTTCCTTTATGGAACTTTCTGAGGTATCCCCATGTTGCCTTACCATACCCCAAAACTCTGATAGGATTAGGTTAACCTCAATCTCATTACTAGGTCTTAGTGGTGCAGTTGCTCTAGGTGCAATCCATCTTTTGTACTCCAATGCTTCCTCTATCTGTGCCATATCCAACTGTGATAACCCAGGACAGACATCACCTACGGACATACCGTGCTTTCTCAGGTCATCTTGCATTTCCACAGACACACCGGTTTTCTCCTCAATGAATTTACCCCACCAATCATAGGCTGCTATTCTGTCCTCATGTCTTAGGCGGTATATGCCACCGTGTTCCATTAGTGGAGCATAGGAAGCTACTTTACCTCTAGCAGCATCCCATAGTTCCTGTTCTTCTAAGGTAAGTTCCTCACTACGCTGCATCTTTTCCCAGATATACACACCGTTAATGCCTCTTTGGATTTGTCCAACACTAGCCATATGGGAGGCTTGGGTTATTTGGAGATACTGCCTAAAGTAATCAGGGAATAGTATATCCTGCAATGCTCTAGCAGATTCGGAATCAGGGTTGGAGGCAACATATAAGTCCAATGGAGTTCTAGCCACAGCAGGAAGTAACTGTCCAAACTGTGGTTGTCTGCCACCATACATAGATACTGGAATACTCCAGAATATATTGGGGAAGAATCCTAGTCTTTGGGCATAATCCATTGATTCAAATAATTCAGGGAACATCCTATCATAGTATTCTGGATAGTCCCTGCGGACAAGGGTACTCATGCCACCTTTGTAAACAGTACCTCTGAGGACA